CGGCGCTAACTGTTCCTGCACTGCCAGACGCGCCCCAAACCGTACAGCAGGCGGCAGGCAGCAATACGGAAGACGAGGTCGCTATCCTAGTCGACGGTAAGCGCTTCCGGTTCTGGGATAAGGTACGTATTACCCGCGCTATCGATGCCATGGATACGGTAGAGTTCGGCGCGCCTTTCGATTCCGAGGCGCCGGGCTTTAAGGACACTTTCCGCCCGTTCTCGTTTAAAACCGTGGTTATAACCGTCGGCGGTACTCCGCTATTTACGGGTACCATGGTTGCCGTAAACCCGGTAATAGAAAACGGCCAGAAGGTAGTATCCGTAAGCGGGTATTCGCTGCCGGGCGTTCTTAACGACTGTACTTCGCCGGCTAGTTCCTTCCCGCTGGAATACGATAACCAAGGCTTACGCGAGATAGCTACCGCATTGGCGGCGCCGTTCGGTATTAGTGTCGAATTTTTGGCGGACCAGGGCGCGGTATTCGAGCGAGTGGCGAGCGAGCCGGGTAAGAAAGTCTTAGCGTTTTTAACCGAGTTAGCGAAGCAGCGGAACTTAATAATATCGAGTTCGTCGCGCGGTAAGCTGGTGTTCCTGCAGTCTGCGGAGAGCGGGCAACCGGTCGCGAGGCTACAGCAGGGCTCCGCGCCGGTGCTAGCCGTTACGCCATCCTTTAACCCCCAGGAATACTATAGCCATATTACCGGGATAGAGCCGGTAGTCGTGGGCCTGCCAGGGTCACAATTCACCGTTAAGAATCCGCGCCTAGAAGGCGTCGTTAGGCCGTTAACCTTCAATGCGCCCGATACACTAGACGCCGACGTTAAAGCCGCCGTAGAGGCCAAAGCGGGCCGCATGTTCGGGAATATGGCTTCGTACTCGGTCCGTGTGGCTACTTGGCGCGACCCCTCCGGTAACCTATGGGAGCCGAATACGACTATTAAACTACTGGCGCCGGACGCAATGATTTACAGCGAATACGAATTTACTATCCGGTCTATAGAATTTAGCCGGGACCGAACAACCGAGACCGCTACGCTAAACCTAGTAATACCGGGTTCGTTTAGCGGCAAGATACCGGAGTCGCTGCCATGGGACGAATAGCGAAAGTACTATCCTTCGTGCGGGCCATCCGTAACGAGGCGAAACTATCCGACGTTAAAGTCGACCCGGGCGGGGGCCCTAACGTAACCGCCGAGCACTTCGCAGCAGCGGGGGACGACTCGCACCCGGTACCAGGCGACTACGTGGCCTTAAACTCCGACAGCGGTTCGGGGCGGGAATCCGCTATCGGGTACCTGGACGCAATTAACGAGCCTAAAGCCCTGGCGGGGGATAAACGTATCTACGCCCGGGACGCGGACGGGGTCCTAATTGTCGAAATTTGGCTTAAGAATACCGGGGAAGCAACTATCCTAAACGCTAACGGGTCGGTAACTCTACGGCCAGACGGGGGAACGGTAACGACGACGCCTAAGTCCACATTCGACGCGGACGCCGACGGCTCTATCGCAGGTACTAACGGAAGCGGCTCGTTCGAGCTAGCGGCCGGAGGTGACTTTCTGGTAAATGGTGTTACTATAGATACTAGCGGAAATATAACCAGCCCAGCGACAATTACGGCTCCTAACGTGGCCGGCGATACCTCCGTTACGGCGGCGGGTAAAGAGCTAGTAGACCATGCTCACGCGGGCTCGCCGACGGCACCTTCTGGGCCAGTATCACCTACAGGGATCAACGCATAATGGCAGCGCAACAGGGCGACGTTAGCCTCTTTCAGACAGACGACGAAGGCGATATTACCGTCGAAGGTGGTATCGTTACAATGAGCGGCGGCCTAGAAACCTCCGCTTATTTGTCGTTGTTTGGCGGTAATGAAGACGACGACGGGCGGGCGGATAACCCGGCTAATTGGTGGGCTAATATCGACGAGGTCGACACCGCTAGGGAATACCATAGCGAGACCCAGAATCTACTACAGGCGCTACCCGCGACTACCGGGAATTTACGCCGCATAGAAGACGCGGCGAATAGGGACTTAGCCTGGTTTATTACGAGTAAAGTAGCGTCGTCCGTTAATGTGGTCGCCGGTATCCCGGGTATCAACAGAATTAAACTAACTATCGATATCGAAGCCCAGGGCGAAGAGTCTAGCTTCGAGTTCGTAGAAAATTGGAAGGCCGGCGCATGAGTCTACAGACCCCAACGACTAAAGAGATAAGCGATAATATTATCGCCCAGTTAGAAGCGTCTCTTAGCCAAACTATACCGCTATTACCTAAATCATTCCTACGGGTGCTATCTAAGGCCCTGGCCGGGGTATTCGTCCTACTGTATAAGTACGGCGGGTTTATGTTCCTGCAGATATTCGTACAGACTGCGAGCGCCAACGAAACCACGGTTAACGGTACGGTTATTACTCCGCTTACCGAGTGGGGCCGTTTAATAGGCGTAGGCGACCCGGTACCAGCTACTAACGCCGAGCTACTTATCGACATTACCGTCGAGACCCAGACCGGCGTATTACCTTCCGGGACCCAATTAGTAAGCACCGATAACGGCGTTACCTACATTACGATAGGCGCCGTAACTCTAAACGCGGCAGTAGTCCAGGCCACCGTAAGGGCTGCTTCGGACCAGGCAGGCGGGGGCGGCGCGGGCGCTATCGGCAACCTGGGCGCAGGCGCCATTATATCTTTCGCTAACCCCCTGGCTAACGTATCGCGTAACACCATTGTGGTTTCCCAGGCCGTAACCGGTGCGAATGCTGAAAGTACCGAAGCGTACCGCCAGCGAGTTATAGACAGATTCCAGAAAAGACCCCAGGGCGGCGCGTATGCTGATTACGAAATATGGGGCGAAGAGGTAGCAGGGATTATTAACGTATACCCGTATACCAGCGTAAACCCCGGGCAGGTAGACGTATACGCGGAGGCCACGGTCGCAAGTTCCGGGAACCCGGACGGCATACCTACTAACGCCCAGTTAATCGCCGTTTCCGAGTCTATAGAACTAGACGAGAACGGACTTGCTAGCCGCAGACCTGCCAACGCGCTAGCGAATGTATTTTCTATAACGCGAACCGGTTTCGACGTCGAGGTTATCGGCCTTACGGCAGATAATGAAGCCGCCGTTAAAACGCAGATAGAAGCGGTAGTCGAAGAATATTTCCTTAACGCGGCGCCGTTTATTCCGGGTCTTTCCGTTCTCCCTAGGCTAGATATAATTTCGCGGTCCGCAGTTGCGGGCGCCATAAGCGACATAGTTAGCGCGTCCGGCGGCGTATTTAGTACTGCCATAATTCGGGATGCCCTTACCCTACCTGTAGAGCTTTACGCCCTGGGGGAAGGGGAGAAAGCGAAAGCTAGTTCGGTAACCTTTATATGATGTTCTTACGGATATTTAAGCACCTATTACCGAATGCCCGAGCGTGGCGCATAACGGTAGATAAGAAGCTCCGACAGTTCTTCGAGGGGCTTTCAGGCACAGGCGAAGACGTTAAAGCCTTCTTAGATGGCGTATGGTTGGATATCTTCCCGGAGACTACCCGAGAGATAAGCGCCTGGGAAAAGCAATTCGGACTAAGGGACGCGGGGCTTACCGAGCAGGAGCGCCGGGACCGGTTAGACGCCACATGGAAAGCGCTAGGCGGCCAGGACCCCCGGTATATACAGGATACGTTGCAGGCTAACGGATTCGACATTTACGTCCACGAATGGTGGGCGCCGGGGGTCTTCCCCCTAAACGCTTTTTACTGCGGCGATGTAGCAGCCGAGAGCGGAGAAGCTGGCGTCGAATGTACTGCCGTAACGGCCTCGGCTAGAAATCCTAACGACGTGCTGGCGCCCGACAATATAACGCCCGTAATAGGGAGGGGCTACCCGCTGGTAAACCTTATTACGGAGCTAGAGCCCAACCTACTGGCGCTATGCGGGGAGGCTGCAGCGGAGAGCGGAGAGCCCCCGATAAGCTGCTATAATTATGTGGATTTTAATTTCGGCATACGCAAGTACGAAACGACTTCGGACCCCGCTACATGGCCTTACTACTTGTATCTAGGGGGCGTTAACTTCGGCGATATAGCCCAGGTACCGGCGGCCCGTAGAGTAGAGTTCGAAACACTTTGTTTAAAAATTTGCCCTAACCAGCAGTGGCTAGGCATACTGGTAGAATACATTTAGAGGGCATAGAAAATGGCACTTAAGATAGAAGACACTTACCCAGGCAAGAGTAACGCGGCAGACGCGAACTACCCGCAGGGGTCGGCGCGGAACATAACCACGCCAGGCGACGGCCAAGGGACACCCCTAGAGCAGGCATGGCTAAACGACCTGTTCGGAATGCAACAGGCGCTACTAGCCGAGGCCGGCCTTACCCCGAGTGGTAACGCAGATACCGCTATCGCGTCCCAGTACCTAGCAGCGATAAAAGACGTGTCGGGCAGTGTATCCGGGTACGTCTTTTCGACAGCAGCCACCATGGTGGCGGCAGGAAACCTAAAGCTCGGGCAGGAGATATCCGTCCTAGGCCGTTTAGCGGTCGGCGATGGTGGCCGAGCGGAATTTGTGGTCGTAAGCGGCCCGACCCCGGACGGCTTCGGTTTAATTGATTTAGGGGGTGGTTTAGTCGCCAAGGTACAAGACACCAAAGACACGGCGACGCCTGAGCAGTTAGGGCTAGTCGGCGTCGATGTGGCGGTCTATGAACTGGCTAAAACCTCGATTGAGGGCGGTGCTTTTCCGTTAGTAACGAACTCGACGGAGGCGGTCATTTTTAATATGAAAAATGACGCGGTCCTGTCGGGGGTCCTTATCGACGGGCAAAGTTCGCCTAATAACCGGGTAGAAATAGGCGCTGACGGCGGCGACAATGTGGTCCTCTCTAGGAACATAATCTCCGATTGCCCCATAAACTCGTTAAGAACGACAGCGGACTGCTTAGGCAAAGTCCATATACAGGGTAACTACGCTAGCAACTCTAAACTGTTCAACACTAACGACCTGTTCGACGGCCAAAGGCTGGTAGTCGAGTCTAACATCGTAACCAACATACCGAGCGAGGGGATTCTAATCGACCAGCCCGGCGTAACATCCACCTATACCGGGGCGATAGTAGCCTCAAACATTATTGAAATGTCCGCCTCAGGGTCCCGGGGCGTCGGATTCGCTAGGTCTGTGGCCACTGTTTCGAACAGCAATATCTACAAAGGTAATACGGGTGTAGATGATCTTCTACACCTAGAAGATAAAGCGGAGCTCCATATATCGTCTTCCGAGGTGTTCATGGGCGAAGGTGCCGGGCGCTGCATTGACGGTTCGCTAGGCGGAGACATAACTTACCCGCAGGTAGACCGTCAGCCAAAATCGATCCTAATCAACGGGGACTTAATCCGAGCCGACGGGGCAGACGCTATCTGGTTCCAAGGGTCGGAACCCCTAGAATTTGCTAACCTGACGATAACAAACAACCATATAGAGGGGTGTAATATCCCTGTATCCCTGCGAGCTAAGGAGGGTCTGGTTTCAGGAAATGTTATTTATGACCCGGCACTTTCTATAGTCTCGACAAAGCAGAGCATTACCGTAGCGGATTCGTCCGACGACGCGCACAATGTCCTGGTAACTAATAACCACTATATTAGACCTCAATTTATTCGAGGTAACGTGGGTATGTGTTTCGACCCTAATAATATAGTGTTTAAGACGTCCTTTGCGGACGAAGGCGCCGCGCTAACTATCGGGGGCAGCGCTGGCGACTCCGTAATCAGCTACCCGGTAGACGCGGACGGGGTTAAGTATTTCCGTATCACTGGCGGGGCTGCAGCGACCACACGTCGGATAGACTTAGAGTGGGCTGTCGGAGATATAGACTTCCAGAATTTAGACGCCATCAGCATTCAGCTAATGACTAAGTCCTCCGTAGCCGACATAGGTAAAGTGCAGGTTATTTTCCCTAATGCGGGCGTAGGCTTGGCGGAATACCGAATAAACGACACGGATAACGCTAACTGGAAGGTCCGAGGCGCTACGAAACAGGCTATCGGTACCGACTTTTACGCAGTGTCCGCGGGGCTTGTCCAGATTAGAATCTGGCTCGGCGACAACCTGGCAGACGGCGATACTTTAGATATAGCGTGGATTAAAGTTAGCGCGGTGTCGGCTTACTAAGGGGGTGGACGTGCAAGCTAAGACAAGAAACTTCTCCCCCTCGGGGGACCCTAAGCTACTTTGCACTTGCGGTAATCCGAGCTGCGACCGCCGGAGCGTAGACCAGGAAACGCTAGATAGCCTACAGCTAGTACGCGACGACCTGGGCCAGCCTATGACGGTTACGTCTGGCGGACGGTGCCCTTACCACCCTAACGAGGCGGCTAAGAGTAAACCAGGGGACCACCAGAAACGGAAAGCGGTAGATATCGAATGTACCGACCGCGACCACGAAACTAAACTTAAGGTCCTAGCGGGCCGCCATGGCGCTACGCGTGTAGCCGGCGGCGCTTATTGTGGTTTTGTCCACATGGCATGGACCGAGACGGGGCGCTCCGACGTTCCTACCTGGGGTTACTAAATTATGCGAGTATTAATTCTAGCGGTATTACTATCGGGGTGCGTGGCGCCTCCGCAGCTATCCGGGGAGAAAAGCCCCGTATACGCTCCGAATATTTGCGACAAAGTAGAGAACCTGGGGTCGGCGCTATGTCCAAACAAAAGTTAGTACACGCTCATAACTGGTTCTACCAGGAACGCGGCTTCCGGTGGGAGTCGGACTTAAAACGGCTAAATAGCTTAGACTACTGGCAGATTCTACAGAATGAAGAAGGCCCGTTCGTCGGCGACTGCGAGGACGCAGCGCTTACCATTATGAACCGCCTGTTACTGCAGGGAGTAGACGCCGGTAGCCTGTTTACCGTTCGTTGTGCTACGGAAGCCTGCCACCCGGACCACAAGTTCGACCACGCTATCTTAGCGCTTAAGGTCGGCGACGACTGGTTCTTCTCGGACAATC